ATTACCTAGATAACCGAATTCATTATTTTTTAACGTCGCCATCTACTATTACATTATCTTTTTTTAATAATAATCTTTGTAGATCTGCAGTACTACCAACAAATAAATTATTATTAGTTGTAGTTTTTTTACTTTGTGATTCGCCTGCCAAATCTTGTTTACTTTTTTGCAGAGTCATAAGTTTATCAGTAACATCACCAATATCTTTTATGGCTTTAGATAATACTTCAAATGCTCTTGGGTGTTCGGATTCTCTAGCTAATTCAGCTAAAACATCTAAGGATTTTACACCGGTGTCTATAAGGTCTTTATAAGTTTTTCTTGAATACTCGTAATCGTCTTTAACCTCAGTTTGATCTTTGGTTAAAGTTGCAGGAACTTTCTTATCTTTTTTCTCTGGCAAGTTCTTATTCAGGCTTGCCTGCATTTTTTCTAATTTATCCATAATATACCTATGTTATATTTACATTAACAGTATAGTCGTCGTCCTCGTCAGAGCTCTGTGGAGTTATTGTGAAATCCATATTCTCTAATATATTTTCATTATTAGCGTCAGCGTTAAAGTCAAAATTAACTTCTCTAATAACGCCTTGGTTTTCTGTTGGTCCAAAGAACTTCATCTTCATTGCAAAATCTAATTGATACGTCAATACTCTTCTTGTTACAAAGTCACCCTCATAATCATCGCTTATATTTACAGACGTTAATACAATTGGAACGTCTTGTTTATATGCAAACCCATCAACCGGCCTAATAGTAATAGTATATTCTGGTTGAAAGTACGGTAAAATTTGTTCAACAACTTGTAATCCATCATCTTGATTTTTTGCTAAAATATACAATGACATGTTTATATTATATGCAACTTGTTGTTTTAATGTTTTCTTTTTAGTAGGATCTGTAGCATGGTTTTCGCTTATTACATTTCTTTTACCAAGCTTTTGACTTGAGTCAATGTCTAATGAGGTTATTTCAAAAGCCATTCTTGGTAGTTTAATAGCCATTGAAGCTTCTTGATTTGTATTTTGGTCTAATCTAGCTAGAAACTTTTGTTTAGGGCCATAAGCCAAAGGAACTTTTATTTGATTAAGGACATTACCTTTACCATCTTGTCTTATAACACTTATATCATTAAATAAAGTACCAAAGACCGCTACAGCCTTTCTCATTGTCGCGTGATAAAAATGATTACCAAACATTAGTATGTCTCCGATGGATCGCCAAATGGATTAGTTTCAGTAAAGTCTAAGAATCCATCAGCATCTATTTCAAATGCTATATTACTTGAAGCTCCATCATTTGCAAATGTATCATCATCAGTGACGTCACCAATGGATGTTATAAAGCCTGTAACATTAGATTTACTACCAGTTAAAGGTATAGTTGATGACACGACGAAATCCTTAGCTTCAGTAGATCCAGTGACTCCAATATTTGAAACACCAATATCTGAAGATACATTTGAGCTTTTAGTTAAGGTTTGAACTGTACCATATACGCTTATAGCTGGATCTGTAGAAACAACTTGTGTTACTATTTCTCCTAACTCAAAGTGTTGATTATTCGTAACTGAAACCACCAATGGAAGTTGATAAGAGGTTTTAACTTCTGTAACATCAATTTCACCAACTCCAGTATCAAAGTCTTCATCATTATATTCAAACAAGCTACAATTAAGTTTATAAACTGGAAGGTTTGATAATTGATAAAATGGTTGTTCATGCTCAACGAATGTAATTTCAAAAAACTTATTTGTCATGGGTAGAAATATAAGATCACCTTCCATTGGTCTTATAGTTTCTACATCATTATTCCATACGCCAACTAAACCGGCCCACTGTTTTCTTGCTATAACGAAGGTTACTTCATCTCTTATTTCTAATCCAAATTTTTGATATAAATCTCCTGATCCATCAAAACCTTCTGGATTTTCAATATATGCTTCAATCATATAAGCATCATCAAATTTAGATGCGTGATCTTCGCCTAAAATGTCGTCTCTATTAACTAAAGTCCTTGGTATATAATAAACATCTTGTCCATATATTTTTAGTGACTCAATTATTAGATCTTCATAAACATTCTGCTCGGATGCTACTGATTGAGAAAAGTATACGCTTCTAGGCATTTATTACCCCGTATAAAAGTCAACTGGTTGTTCCCAGTTTAATCTGACTTCTTCATTTAATTTGTCTATTTCTTCTTTAGCGTCTTCTAATATTTGTCTACCATTAAAAGTTACGCCACCTGGCATTACCATTCCTTCAAATTTAGATAAATTAACTCCCCATTGCATTTTAATTAACGCTGTTGCATATCTCTTTAAGAAATAGTCGTTATAAACGTCCGTAAAAGTTGCTGGATCTATTATTCTATAACATTCAACAATAATATAATCATCAACTAAGATTTCTTCTGACCAATCCATATCAATTCTTAATTGGTTTTTATGCCTTTCAAAACTAATATGCTTATCGTCTGAATCAATAATCATGTCTAACATAGATAACCATTGCATTGACATTTCATAATCAACTAATGAGCCCATATATCCCATTGAATAAATGTCATTCAAATGCATTTGATACCTTACATCAAACATATTACTAGTAGATCCACCTTCTCTTAGTGGAAAAATTCTAACGACATCAGTTACTAAATCATTAATTGGAATATAACCATTTGTAATATTATCTGCAGTAACTTGATGCTTTAAATAAATTTTTTCAATAGCATCTGCGTGATAATGTTGATAAAATTGTAAAGCTTCATCTATTCTATCTTCCACTTGATCATCATCAACATTAATCTCAACGACAGGCGCACCTAATGCTCTTAAGCAATAATCGATTAGTGTTTGTCTTGAATTAGGTTTTGCCATGTTATTTCCTCTAATTTCTTATATCTATTTATAATCATTTGTTTTTTAGTTGTTCTTTTAAGTCATCAATCTCAGCTTTAAGCTCTTTAATTGATTCTACTAACATTGGAATAACCCCATCATAACTAATAGTTTTAACTTCTCCAATATCTTTATCTTCACCAATACTTACTAATTCTGGAGCATGCTCTTCAACTTGTTGTGCTATAAAACCAACTTGATCTTTACCTCTAGATTCTTTTTTCCAATCAAATATTACACCATCTAAGCCCAGTACTTTATCTAAGCAATTTTCTAAAGGTCTAACATTTTTCTTTAACCTAATATCAGAAGTTGTATTAGATGAATACGCTGTAATATTAGCATCAGCATGGAAATTACCATTGTCATAAAATAAAAATTCACCAGAATTAGAAGCTCCAAACATTGAAATGTAATCTGCATTAGTATCTTCTTGGCGACACCTGATCATAGTAGTGCCACCAGCTATGACATCGATTTGATCAACTCCCGGAAAGACCATTCCGGTATTGCCATCACCATCATGGTAATATGCGTTTGTTTCTATATACCCACTTGTGGCAATATTAGCAGATCCAAAATCTCCAGTAGCTAAGGAAGTAGAAATTGTCCAAGTTTCATTTGAACTACCATCAACCTGCACAGTTGCATTACCAGTGACTGCGCCAGTTAAATTAATAAGAAAGGCTCTATCAGTTGTCCATTTATCAGCATTTGGATGATAATTGTCCATAAAGACTCTTTGGAAAGCATAAGCACTACCATTACCAACCCTACCAAAATACATATCATCTGAATTGATACCCAAAGATATCTGACTGTAATAACCATTATTATTACCATGATTCGTAATTATATTATGATACCAGCCATCAGCTGGGTTTCTTGGAGCAGCGCCATCTAAACCAGTACCACCATTACCAGCCTGATCCATCCATTGAAGTTTAGAAGCACCAAAATCTATTACTGCGTCTTCAACTATCTTTTTATGGTTATGCGAATCATCAGCAACTGCTGCTGTAAGTGTAAAGTTAGCAGAACCATCAAATGAAACGTTACCACTTAAGTCACCAGCTAATGTTAATGTTCTTGATGTGGTCCATTTATCAGCATTTGGATGATAAGCGTCATGAAATATAGTTTGAGTAGTTAGCCCAGTTCCACTAGTTGCATCTTTGTATCCAACTTTTACTCCCCCATTGTAAGGAGATTGAATAATAACATGGTCATCAGAGTCATTTGCAGTACCAATAACCATATCAATACTTTCGCCTGAAGAACCACCATAGCCATAAGAGTGAAATTGTATAAATCCATAATCAGATGGATCGTTAATATTCGTGCCATTCTTTTCTGATTCAAAGAAAATACCACTTCGACCAGATGCATCGCCTTTTAGTATTATATTAGTGCCGGCACTTTGATAGTAACCAAAATCATCCGCGCCAGAATCTTTACTACCTTCAACTACTAATCCGCCATTTACAGTAAAGTCGCCATCAGAATGATTATGATTATGAGAATCATTAGAAACTGCTGCTGTAAGTGTGAAGTTAGCCGAACCATCGAATGAAACATTACCACTTAAGTCACCAGCTAATGTTAATGTTCTTGATGTGGTCCATTTATCTGCATTTGGATGATATGTATCATGGAATACTTTAGCATTGTTTGCATGATTTAAATTGCCACCAAAAAATAAATTACCGCCATTTACACCTAAATAGCGACTGCCTACGCTAGTATCATTAAATTCAATACCAACTTGACTCGATCGTTTTAACTCTAATGGGTTCGCTTCGCCGCTATCAATAATCAATTGTCCACTCATTGAATCGCCGGTAACGTCTACATACTGGTCATCAAGAGCAGTATTACCAAGAGTTGTAGCAATTGACCATGTTTTGTTGCCTGTACCATCTACAGATTGCGTTGCAGTACCAGTAACTTCACCTGTAAGAGTAACAGTATGACTTCTAGCTGTAGTCCATTTATCAGCATTTGGGTGGTAACCATCATTAAAATATCTATCTCCATTGTTATCGCTAGAGCCTTTCCATAAGTCTCCATCTGGACCCATCCAAGCAGCGACGCCTGAAGCTCCAGTACCAAAAGCAACACCACCCGTGCCTTCATAGTAATTAATATAAGTACTATTGGCTGCTTCAGAATCTAAATGTAAATTACCATTAGTACATTTTAATTCAGCTTGTTTATTAGCAGTAGAGCCAGTTAAAATAAGTGTTCCAGTATCTGTAGTACTATACTGTCCTATAATTATATTGGATGAACTTTTAGCAATTATATCACCAGTTGCGGTAACTCCACCGGCAACAGTTAATCTATCAACTGTCCATGTATTTACTACATAACTGTTTGAACTATTATAAATTCTTAAATTTAATACCTTATTTGTAGAACCAGCAGCTGAACCAATATGCCAATAAACATTTGAACCGTCATGTGTAAGGGAATATGCATGTCCTGGTAAATATGTTTGTGAGCCTGATAATCTGGCATTCTGAATACTATTACTATTCATGTTTAGTGTGCCAGTCATTGTATCACCAGTAATGTCTACATACTGATCATCAAGAGATGTATTATTTACTGTTGTTGCAATCGACCATGTCTTATTTCCCGATCCATCAATTGTTTGGGCAGCTGAACCAGTAACTTCACCAGTCAATTCAACAGTGTGTGTTCTAGGAGTTGTCCACTTATCAGCGTTTGGATGATAGTTATCTGTAAAGATTTCATGATTGTCGCCAGTCCCGCCAGGTCTCCAAATAGGTCGTTTATCTGAATGTCTAGCATAAAGTATTCCTGACTCACCTGCGTTGTTGCTAAACGTTATAGAAGCCGCATTAGAAGAGTCCTCTCGATGAAGCTCTAAACCTTTTGCAAAAGTATCATGATCAATTTTAAGGCCGATAGCTGTACCACAATTAATGGTAGCTGAACCAGTAACATCAATACCATCATTAAAATCAGTATTATAACCCATAATTATATTAGTTACAGCATTATTATCATTATTTGTTGCGATTTGTAATGGATAAGTACCTGTATTATTTAAGCGGATACTATAGTTACCACCATCTGATATCATCCACCAACTCGGTGTGTTTGTAACTCCAGTCTCGTTTAATCTATATCTTGGAGCAGCCGCAGTAAGTATCATGTCAGTCGGTAAACGAGCAGTATTTAGTGTACCAGACGTAATTAAGCTTGCGCTATGATTAGGAACCGTAGTTAAGTAAGTAGTATCAGAATCAAATTTAACAGCGCCACCAGCATATAATCGTATTCTATCAGTATCAAACTTTAGATACGTATTTTCATCGCCCATGTGATATAGATAATTTGGTATATAAAATCCAGTTTCTGTTAATTCAGCGGCTGATGGAGTATTAACAGCCGTTCCACTCGTAACAGATGACAGAAGCTCAAAGGACATTTTAGCATCGCCGTCAGCAGCATCTGTATTTACTACAATACGTCCACTATTACCATTTTGTTCAGGGATTCCACCTTTGTGATTAAATGTTACGTTCGCATTACCATAACCATCATTATGGGTAAGTGATACACCGCCACTTCCTCTACCAGCAGTTAAATAACCCGATGTTGAATATTCCCCTGTACCTGATCCTTTAGCTGTAAGATTATCAAATGCATGAGTATGTGAATCATTTGCAACTGCAGCTGTAAGCGTAAAGTTTGCTGAACCATCGAATGTAACATTACCACTTAAGTCACCAGCTAATGTCAATGTTCTTGGAGTTGTCCATTTATCAGCATTTGGATGATATGCATCTGTAAAAATTTTATTACTATTATGCAAAAGATATGATCCACTATGAGTAGTGAATACAATACCATCATTAGCATCATTATTTGATTTAATTTCTAATGCAGTTGAATATCCCTGTAAATTTGTTGTATGTCTAACCCATGCTAAATCACTATAATCAGTAGTTCCTTCTTTATCCCACGCCGACCAGTAAATACCTAAATTCGCATTAGTAGTAGTCGCAGTATCTCTATCAAAATTAATACCATGAGAGAATTGGAATTTATCTTCAGCGTGATCCCATAGGATTTTTGATCCTGCACCACCAATTATAAGACCAGCATTATCAGCAGCAGAACTTGAAGCAGCACCAGATGCAACAGTAATTGTTTTATCTTGTACATCTAAATCAGTAACGGTAGTAGTATTAATATCACCTGTAATATTTAAATCACCAGTTAATGTTAATGACGCAAATTGAGGAGAATCTGATGTTCTTAAATTTTGATTCATTAAGTGGACTTCTGTTGCGCCTTGTCCAGTATTTACAGTTGATGCTGTAAGTTGTCCAGTAATACTCAAAGCTCCGCTTGAAGGAGTAAATACAAAGGGTTCACTTACACTTGTTAAATCAGAATCTACAGCAGTTTGCTGGTTTGGTGCATAACCAATAGCAATAGCACTATTTTGAATTCTTAAATACGATCGAGCTCCACTAAAGTTATCAAATGTACTAACAAATCCTGATGCGCCATTCTTTGCTTTAGCTCCATAACCCAATACCCAACCACCATTTGAATACATAGAACTTATAGTTGCAATATGGTCATCACCACTATATCTTGAAGCTAATACTAAACCACCGCTCGTTCCACTAGTTTCACCAGCAGAAATATAACCATTACTATTAATATCACCACTAGTAATATCAATTTTAAAATTATCATAATCACTAGATGATTCACCTATTGAAAACTTATTATCCTTTGAAATTAAATATGTGTCAGTATCATCATCTTTAATTCTTATAAATGCTTTATCGTCACCACTTGAAAAGACTGCAGCTGTATTTGTTGTACCTGAATTTATATTTATTTGTGTGGCTGTTATAACTCCACTAGAGATAGTTCCTATGTTGGTTAGATTACCATTCGAGTCTATTACGGTTTCATTGCCAACTTGATATCCTGAGTCTGCTTTTACAAAACCCGCAAGGTAAATATCTTTCCATTTATTATTACTCCACCCTAAACTAATATCACTAGTATGAGAAGTTGCAGTCATACTTGTAGGATGAATACATCTATAGGCAGAATTTGGTTGAAATATTAATCCTGCTTCTTGATTACCAATGCCACTACCATCAAATTCAATACTACCTATAGTTGTTTCATCTCCTAAAGATGAACTTCCTGTACTTGTAATAGCACCACTAGATATAGTTCCTGCAAAGGTAGCGTCTTGTGACGCGTCTAATAATAAAGCCTGTGTACCAACTGTGAAAAACTTCATTGTTGAGCCTAATGATTCTGCTCTAAGCTCTACGTTATCTCTATCTGAAGCATTTAATAATAATTTACCTCTTACAGTTCCTGCATCAGTTAGGTAGATATTATCTTCTGCTGATACAGCACCACTACTTGTTATAGCTCCACTAGATATAGTTCCTGCAGTTAAAGTACCAGAACCAAGGCTTGTATTACCACTGCCATCTGTAATAATTACTTTATTATTACCACCTGAACTACTTGTATCTTTACCATCTAATTTATCAGCGTCAAGGCCTGAACCTGCACCATCGGAGCCACTTCCCCATGATTCTCTCCAGCCTCCCCACGAGCTATTCCACATGATACGAGTCCAACATGTATCAGTATTATGTGGGAAATATTCTTGTAATACATAACCATCGCCAGTACCAGCATTGTTCATCCAGTTTGTAACTCTTAGCATACCCCAAGCATATGACCCAGTGGGTCCATTTGCTACTGTATCATTTTCATCAGACCAATTAGCAACATGATGTACTCCAGTGGTTGTGTAATCATCAAAATCTTCGCCCGCTACATCAATTGTACCTCTGTTATATGAGTCAAAGATATTATCTGATAATCTAGCTACGGGTAATGTTCCTGACGAAATATTAGAAGCATTAATTGCAGTTATACTTGAACCAGGTCCAGAAAATCCAGTAGAAGTAACCGATCCAACATTTAAATCATAATTGCCACTTGATCGGGTTGCCCAAGTATTCCAACCATCTCCAGCATTATTAAGTACTCTAAGATTGTCTCTTGTGTATAGGTAACTATGTGCCTGTAAATAACCTGATGCAGTCGCATTAGCAACAAATGTTACGTCTTTACTATCATCTATTGTTAATGCTACTCCATTATTTGCATGTAACTCTAGTTTGTTGGTATTATTATAATAAATAAAACCTCCCATAAAGTTATCATCAGTATCTCCAATTAAAACTCCACCTGCATTACTGGTACCAGTTTTAATATTGACATATGCGTTTCCGGCTCTTTGTATTCTTAAACTTGAATCACCATTGAAGGCAACACCAGAACTTGTGCCAATTTGAACATACGAAGAATAGTCACCAATACCAGCATAAACACCTTCCCATCTATAACTAGCGGTTCCTAATTTAGCATTATCAGCAGAAGTTGTACTATGAGGAATCAATCCATGTGCTGCATAAAAATGAACATGGTTGTTATCACCACTATTTGCAAACCAATTATCACCAAATCTTAGTTTTTGATTACTTGTAAATTTAAGATCTTTATTAAGAGTCATTTGGGTGTTTGTATTATCCCAAAGAAACTCTGCATTGGCTCCGGATATTTTAAAACCACCACCGCTATTTGTAGCAGCAGTACCACCAACACCGGCCGTAATTAATTTATCTGAAACGTCAAGGGTGGTTGTATTAACTGTATTCAAATCACCAGTAATAGTTAAATCACCAGCAATATCTACCCCTGTTGTGGTAACTGTTAGTTTAGTTGTACCTGCTCTTTGAATTTGTAAATCTTCATCATATGAGCCAATAAGACCTGTATTAACAGTAATACCTTTATTAAAATAATATCTAGCTCTATCTGTTTCAATATGAGCCCAACTAGTATTATGTGGACCTATATCAATATACCCTGAGTTAGTTTGTACTCTTACCGAATTACTATTACCCTCTTCAATAATAGTATTAGCATCATTAATTCGCATCTCGCCTGTGATACGAATACCTTCGTCTATGGTTGCTAGTTTTTCGTTTGCATTATATTTTATACTTGTTGCGCCATTATGATCAACAGTAAATCTAGCAGCTCCATTATCTTTATCAGTAATGTGGAAATCATTTGCTTGAATATTAAAGTTCCCGCTAGAAACATTAAACCTAAGATGACTTCCATCATAAAACACACTAGCATCGCTACCAGTACCAAAGAAAAGTTTTGTATTATCGGGAAATTCTAAATTAGCGCCAGCAGCAGATACTACTAGCTGGCCGTTTGAATCGACTATTAATTGTCCGCCTACTTCTAGGCCGTTCTTTATTCGAAAGTTATGATCTGTTGCCATGTGTTCTCCGTTTCACTGTCCACGGTTATTGTATAATACTATTTATACATTTTATACTGTTAAACTATGACATACAACTTTAAATGTCATACTATTTGTAGAGGTTGGTGTAGCTAATAATCTAAAGTTTCCACTATTTATGTCTGCATCAAATGTAGCTTCAACAGAAGATCCTGTATGTACTTCTCCAAACTCTGTAATGTTTGCTGTAGTACCATCATGGATTGCTAATATCTCTGTTGAGTGATAAGTACTATCTGTAGTATTAGTAATCTGAATTGTAAACCTAGCACTTCTAAAGTTAGCAATAGGGAATGTATGAATCGCGGCTTGGGTTGTTGCCGCAGTAGATGAAGTTGTTGTATCAATCTGATATTCTTCTACTCTTAAAGGAACATTGGTCTGTACTCTATTAGTTGCTACAAACATCCTTACTGTTCCAGATGTTGACCCAAGTGATGCGCCTGTTCTAAATTCTAAATTACCACTTACATTTAGAATAGTATTTGTTCTAACTGCATCTTTAAAGAATAATCTAGCGGAAGCTGAAGTATTAGTAGTATCCTGGTTCATTATAATACCTTGGACGCCGTCACTGGTAATATCTAATTTAGTATCAGGAGTGTTTGTACCGATACCAACATTTTGAGCAGAAGTATCAATATAAACTATATCAGGATTATTTGTATCACCTAGCTGTATGTCTCTACTTGCATCAGATTGAAGTGCTAGTTTACCAGAGAGATTTGTAAGTTCTCTCTTT